TACTAATGACATGGCAACGACTATTACTACCGCAGGCGATTTAATTAAAGGTACGGGTTCAGGCACTTATGCTCGTCTAGGCATTGGCTCAACTGGTCAGGTGCTAACTGTTGCGGCTGGTGCGCCTTCTTGGGCAACACCAGCAGGCGGCGGTGGCAAAGTTTTGCAAGTCGTTCAAGGTACTGCTTCGGGTTACATAGCAATCACAAGTAGCAACACTTACTCAGACGCTAATTTATCTTTAGCAATTACACCAACCGTGAACACTTCCAAAGTACTTGTTTTTGTTAATCAACAATTAGCCCTTTATACAAGCACAGCGGCTCAACCTAATGGCGGTTATATGAAAATTCTGCGTGGTTCTACTGATATTTGGACAGGTAGTTCTACGCAACCAACTATCGGACAACAAGAAGCCGTAAATGGTGGGCCTTATGCTATCGCTTCAATGATTTATCTAGATTCTCCAGCAACTACTTCATCAACTACTTACAAGACTCAATGGAAACAAATAACAAATGCTTATGACCACACTCTCTATATGAATTACGGAACCTTTCAATCCACAATTACCTTAATGGAAATCGGTGCATAAATGGACTTAATTTTACAAACTCGCGCAATTCATAAACTTCGACCTAATACCGAATGGACATTAGACGAAAACAATGGACTAGTATTTATTACGCCAAATGTTACAAATCCAACAGAGGCAGAAATTACTCAAGCGATGACAGAAATTGAATCTGCCGATGAGCAAGCCCGAGCCGATAAAGCAAAAGCCAAAGCCTCAGCACAGGCAAAACTTGCCGCGCTAGGATTAAGTCTGGATGAAGTGGCCGCCATCCTTGGTAATTAGCCAAAACGGGTGGCCAGCATCTAAAGACCCACATGAGATTGGCGTGAAGCAATACGCCATAGCCGATTCGGGCGTTAAATTACGATGCGCGGAAAAGGTTGCGCCGTTACTGGTTGCCTTTGCTTCGCAATTCCATGAACACATTGAAGCCATAGATGATGGAAATGACGATTGGGGTTACTGTTACCGCGAGATTCGTGGGAGTCAGACAGTGCTGAGCAATCATTCAAGCGGTACGGCGATTGACCTTAACGCGACAAAACACCCATTGGGTTCTGCTGGCACATTCTCAACAGTGCAGGTTGCATTGATCCAAGCGTTATGCAAAAAGTATGGCATCCGATGGGGTGGAGATTACAAAGGCAGAAAAGATGAGATGCACTTCGAGATTTCACTCGATGCGGAGAAGGTAGCCGCATTGATTGAAAAATTGGGCCTATCAACTAAGAAGGAGAAAACCAATGCATAAGTCACTAGAGGCATTAAAAAAGCCTGCGATGTCATGGCTGCGCGCTTCGCTTGCGGCAGTCGCAGCTTTATACATGTCTGGGATAACAGACCCAAAGATTTTGGCCAATGCCGCCATTGCCGGGTTTATTGGGCCAGTGTTAAAGGCCTTAGATGTACCCGCAATTGCTGGAAAGGTAAAAAAGTAAAATGAGCATAACCTCATGGGCGGGCTTGATTGTGGCTTTAACGGCCATTGTAGGCTCGTTCGTGGGGTGTGTGGGCTGGTTGGTCAAGCACTACCTAAGTGAGTTAAAGCCTGACCGCAACGGGGGCCACAACCTTGAAGGCAGATTGGCTAGGGTAGAGATTCGAGTGGATTCAATTTATGAATTATTACTGCAACGCGACACACCGCACAGGGATTGACAGACAAAAGGGATGATGCGTTATTATCGCTATATGCGCCAAATGGCGTAGTACCAGATAACAGTAAGGGCCTCAAATGTCAGCTACAAAGAATGAACTGTACAGAATAGAACAAGGGATTAAATTAGCAGGCGAGAATTTATTGGCTGCGTACCAATCGGGCGAACCTGAGTTAATGCAGGCAGTGTTGGTTAATACACTTGCCGCATTGCCAAGTTACTTAGATGCTTTGCAAGGCAATAATGCGTAGTTTTGCAGGCCTACTAACTACCGAGGATGCAGCATGGGTGTTAGGGGTAGCAGGATCAACAGTGCGCAAGTTAGTACGCGATGGGAAATTAAAACATCGCACTACTTTTGGCGGTCATTACCGCTTTGAACTAAAGGATGTTGAAGCCTTTGCAGCTGAACGCGAGGCCAAATAATGTATCAATTACTTGCACAAATACCGCAACCAATCTGGGTAGTAATTCTATTTGCCTTGATGACTTTGCCAGTTTATGTGGCATACACCGTAGGCAATGAACGCGGATTAGATGACGGATTCAGAGCTGGACATGACTTAGGCAAACGCAATGTTGAGGTCAAACATGACAAGTAGAGCGCACGCCCGGGCAACTGATCCATGGACTTCACACAGCGCAGCCGATTCCATCGCCGATGTCACACCATTGCAATACCGTTTATTGCAATGTTTTGATGTGGAGATGGCAATGACCGATGAGGAACTGGTTAAGGTTTATGCTCGTACTTGGGGCAATATCTGGCCTGCAACAGATTCATCCATACGCAGCCGCCGTAGCGAGCTAGTAGCCATGGGGCAATTGCTCCCAACCCATGAAACACGCAAAACTCGCGCTGGCAACAGGTCAATTGTTTGGACTCGAAACATGGTGCTGCTATGAGCTTCAATCTAGCTGATTACACCACCGTTGCTGAACGCATAAAACTATTCTGGGAGAAATACCCAGATGGTGCGGTGCGCACTATGGCCTTGCCTAGTGATGCCAATGTGTTTGTTATGCGTTGCGAGTTATATCGAAATGTTACAGATACCGTGCCTTTTAGCACTGGCCATGCCAGAGAGGTTGCAGCGGATCGGGGTGTAAATCGTGATTTTCCACTAGAAAATTGCGAAACTTCATCGATCGGAATTGCCTGCAAAAATGCTGGGATAGGCACAGACAAGAACGGCCCCTCGCGCGAGGAGATGCAAAAGGTCGAACGCGTACAAAATCGGGAAACGCTAACTGATGAGGGTTATACGCCTTACCAGATAGGCCGCATGGCTGCAATGCGTGAGGCCAATCCTGCTGATCCAGAGCCGCAATGCAAGCATGGTGCGATGCAACTGCGCAAAGGTTTATCCGAAAAGACCGGCAAAGATTATTATGGGTTTGTTTGCATCAGCCCAGACAAGGCCGAGCAATGCCCTGCTGATTGGTGGGAGTTAGGGCCTAATGGCCAATGGCGTAAGAAGGTGGCTAAACATGGCTGAAATGTCAATGAGTGATAACAAAGGCAATGAGATTACATTTGAACGCGATGGCACAGTGTCGGCAGGGATTACAACAATGTGCGACAGATGCGACCAATACGCGCCAAGCAAGAATGGGCAAGACATCAAAGATTACACCGGGCAAGTTATTATGTGGTTTTGCTTTAAGTGCAGATTGCAGGCATACATAAAATGATTGAGCCAATATATTACAAATACACTTGCCGATTGTGTAAAGCTACATGCCCACACATTGAGCGAATAGTGGCTAACAACATGCCGCCTAATCTGGTGTGCGTGGAATGTACATCTTGCGGGGTCATTGGGATTATGATGAAACCGCAGGTTGAGGCTTGAAGCCGTATTATCAGGATGACTTTGTAACCTTATACAACGCCGATTGTAAACAACAATTGGCTTGGCTTGAGGCTGATGTCCTAGTCACTGATCCGCCTTATGGTATATCTTGGATGAAAAACGAGTTTGATTCAGTTAAAACCAAACGAGATGCAGTACGAGAAAGGCGCAAAGATAAGGGTGCTGACATTGTTGGTGATGAGAACACCGACGCGCGAGATGATGTGCTCAAGATGTGGGGTAATGTTAAAACGGCTGTGGTATTTGGAACTTGGCGGAAAGCTAGACCTGAAGGCGTTACTCATCGTTTAATTTGGCACAAGAAGGGCAGATTTCCCGGTGTTAATCCACACCCTTGGTACCCTAATGATGAGGAGATTTATCTAATTGGAAAAGGCTGGCAGGGTAAACCAACACCAACGGTATTGAGCACCGAGGAATCAAGGTCAAATTATGCAACTGCAATTGGACATCCAACGCCAAAACCTGTCGGACTTATGGAAATCCTTATCAATAAATGCCCTGATGGTGTTATTGCTGATCCATTTGCGGGCAGTGGTTCTACCTTACTTGCAGCTCGTAATGCAGGGCGCAAGGCTATTGGCGTTGAGATAGATGCAGATTATTGCCGCCTTGCATCAAATCGTTTATCGCAGATGGTTTTGGAATAGTTACACACATTCTGTGGATAACTCACTTGACACGCCCAAGGTTACGCCTAAGTTATCCACATCCTTGACACGCTGGGTACGCTTCATCCGCAACGCGGGGACCCGTAGGGAAATATCCCAAGCGGCAGCGGTGATGCTAGTGGGAGTGTTATGTGTTAATCCTACGGAGTCACACGCCTTTGCAGA